ACACCAGACGCAACATACACAACTGAGCTGACCTATTACGCTAAGTTGTCAAAGTTATCAAATGCCAATACTACAAATTGGCTTTTGACATCAAACCCCGACATTTATCTGTATGGGTCATTGCTCCAGGCTGCACCATACTTGCAAGATGATGCGAGAATCCAGACATGGGCAACACTCTATGAGCGAGCCTTGAACGACTCGCAAACTGCCGATGATCGAAGTGCATCTTCTGGCGGTGCATTGCTGACCCGTGCAAAGACTTTTGGATAAGGACTAAACCATGTCATCTTTTACCGACTACACCGAAAATCTAGTTTTAACATTTCTCTTGACCAGTAGCACGGCCACACGCCCCACTGCCTGGTATGTTGGCCTTTTCACGGCTGCACCTAGTGACACTGGTGGCGGCACTGAGGTGTCTGGCAACGCCTATGCGCGTGTGGTCACTGGCACAATCACTGTCTCTGGCACAAGCCCCACAAACGCAACAAATGCAGCGGCCATCGAGTTTGCAGCTGCCAGCGGTGGTAACTGGGGGTCAGTCGGCTGGGCCGGCATCTTTGATGCAAGCACTGGTGGCAATCTTTTGGCCTGGGCAGCGCTGACAACTGCACGCACCATCAATGATGGCGATGTGCTGCGCATCCCAGCTGGCGACCTTGATGTCAGTTTGACATGACATGGCTGCATACGGCACTGGCTATTATGGAGGTGGCAATTACTCTTATGGCGTAAGTCTAGGAGCGTTTGCCGTTTCTGGCAGCAGCACTGCATCAGCTGCTGCCATTCGCATTTCTAATGCGGCATTTTCTGTCTCTGCATCCAGCACAATGGCTGCGCAGGCAACTGTTAGCCAGGCTGCATCATTTAGCATCACAGCGTCAAGCAGTGCATCTGTCGCAGCCACACTGGTTCAGTCATGCTCTTTAAGCATACAAAGTGCGTCAAGTGTTACTGTTAGCACGGCAATCATTGGCAGCAGTGGATTGGCCATTAGCGCATCAAGTGAGATGGCAGTGGCAGTTGTCACGATTCAATCAGCAGCTGCTGCCGTGACTAGCACATCGAGCATGACTGTCAATGCTAATTTAAAATGGGTCGCTGAGAGCGATACATCTGAAACATGGACAGCAATAGGGGACACCAGTGAAACTTGGACTCCAATTGCTGATAATAGTGAATCTTGGCAAATTGCCGCATGAGGTGAAAAATGACTAAAACAGAATCATTGACGCAAGAGCGCTTGAAAGAAGTGCTGCACTATGATCCTGAGACTGGTGTTTTTACATGGGTGATCAATAGGACCAGGGCATCAAAAGGCCGAGTGGCCGGTGGTGTTGATAGCCATGGATATTGGATCATTGGCATAGATGGAGTCAGGCATAGCGCTCACAGGCTTGTTTGGCTATATCTTTATGGCTTTTATCCTGATGAAGTTGATCATCAAAACCATGCGCGCATTGATAATAGACTTGTCAATCTTATGGCAACTGATAGGTCTGGAAATGGTAGAAATATTTCAAAACCAATTGACAACAAATCGGGTGTTGTCGGGGTTTCATGGACCAAAAGATTAGGCAAGCGATATGACAAATGGGAAGTCAGAGCTTGCGGAAAATTTTTAGGGTATTTTGATGACTTTTTTGAGGCTGTTTGCAAGCGCAAATCAGCAGAATTAAAATTAAACTTTCACCCTAATCACGGGATTTAACGGAGATTACTATGGCAGATTCCACGACGACCAACCTATTACTGACCAAACCAGAGGTCGGTGCGTCTACAGACACCTGGGGAACTAAAGTCAATACAGACTTAGATTTAATTGACGCATTGTTTGATGCCGGCCCATTGCTGAAAGTGGCTAAAGGCGGCACTGGTGTCGGCACTAGCACAGGCTCTGGCAATAATGTATTGTCAACCAGTCCGACACTTGTCACGCCAATTCTTGGTACACCAACATCAGCCACATTGACTAATGCAACTGGTTTGCCAATTGCAACTGGTGTATCTGGCCTTGGTACTGGTGTGGCAACATTCTTGGCAACACCCTCAAGTGCGAATCTGATTTCTGCGGTTACTGATGAAACAGGCACAGGCTCTTTGGTGTTTGCCACAAGTCCTACTCTGACAAACCCCACAGTTACCAACTATGTAGAGACTCCATATTCTGCCAATAGTTCAACGGCTATTACGATTGCTTTGACTAACGGAACTGTTCAGATTATTACGTTGACAGGTAATGCGACTATCACTATGCCAACTGCAACAAGTGGTAAGTCTTTTATCATGTTCTTGAAGCAAGATGCAACAGGCTCACGTTCTGTCACTTGGTCAACAGTAAAGTGGGCTGGTGGTACTGCACCAACGATTACCGCTACGGCATCTAGGCAAGATATTTTTAGCTTCTTTGCAGATGGCACAAACTGGTACGGGGCTACTCTTGGCTTGAACTACACACCATAAGGGTTTCTCATGTTTGCAGCATCAAAATCAGGCTCGGCAGCAGAGGCAACTGACGCACAATTTAACTATGTCACTATGCTCTTGCATGGCGATGGAACTAATGGCGCACAGAACAACACGTTCCTAGACTCATCCACAAATAACTTTACTATCACCCGCAACGGCAATACAACCCAAGGCACGTTTACGCCTTATGGGTCTAATTGGTCTAATTATTTAAACGGCTCTAGCTATTTTACTTTTGGAACAACTGCGTCTAATTTTCTATGCACAGGTTCAGCAACTGGAATCACAGCAACATTTGAAGCATGGGTTTTTCTAACTGCATACAGTACAGGCGCAAATTCGTATAACTTTTCAGCTATTCACGCTAAAGGTGGCGTGTATTTTAACTTTGGCGTAAGAAATGGCGCAGTCAGATTTTATTGGTATGACGGGGCAGAAAAAAATGTTACCTCTGCTTCAACCTCAGATGTACCATTAAATACTTGGACTCATATTGCTTTAACAATTAGCGGTTCAACAATTAAGATTTATATCAATGGTGTATTGAATACAACATCTGCAACTTACACAGGCGTTGCTTCAGCAGGGTCAGGCGCAACTGAATACATTGGATTAGAAATTAATGGAACTTATTTAAATGGCTATATTTCTAACTATCGTTTTACAAATACAGTAGTTTATTCAGCCGCTTTTACGCCAAGCACAACACCATTGACTGCTGTTTCTGGTACTGCTTTATTAACTTGTCAGTCAAACAGATTTGTCGACAATAGCAGCAATAATTTCACTATAACTGTTGCTGGCGGCTCACCAAGCGTCCAACGCTTCAGTCCATTTAGCCCTACAACTGCCTACTCCACAAGCGTGATTGGTGGCTCTGGGTACTTTGATGGTAGTGGGGATTATTTGACAGCACCACAAGGCTCTGCTTTTCAATTTTCTGGTGATTTCACAATTGAATGTTTTGTGTATTCATTAACTGCAACTGGTGGTTCAAATTACAGCGGTATTTTTGATACTAGAAGCGGAAATGTTGTCAGTAGTGCTTCTGCAAATATTAACTTTAAGCCTGATGGCTACTTAAATATTTATGTTGGTGGAACTAATGCCGCATCATCTACTTTGCTTGGTGCAAACCAATGGGTTCATGTGGCTATGGTTCGTTCTGGCTCAACAGTTACTCTTTATCAAAATGGGGTTTCGGTTGCAACAGTAACAACAAGTGCAAATTTAACTGATGGATACTGCACAATTGGTGGTTTTATTTCAGATGGTTATTGGAATGGTTACATTTCAAACACTCGTGTGGTTAAGGGAACGGCAGTTTATACATCTACCTTCACGCCACCAACAGCACCCCTGACAGCAATCACAAACACACAATTACTTCTGTCAAACACCAACGCTGGCATCTTAGACAACGCCATGATGAACGACTTAGAAACTGTGGGTAACGCACAGATTTCTACAAGCGTTAAGAAGTATGGTACTGGCTCAATGGCGTTTGATGGTAGCGGTGACTATTTATTATTTCCAACAAATAAAATTTATGAGTATGGTACGGGGGACTTCACAATAGAAGCATGGATTTACCCATTAACATTGTCTGCAACAAATTCTTCTCTGGCTGGTATAAATTCTTCTGGTGGCTTTGCTTGGTTATTTATAATTCATGCCGCAGACATAGCATTTTATACAACAGGAGGCACAACAACTACATTCACAACTACTGTGCAAACAAGCGTATGGCAACACGTAGCAATAACTAGGGCTAGTGGGTCTTTACGTTGCTTTCTAAATGGCACTCAAGTTGGCTCAACTGTTACTTTGACTTCAAATTTAACATCAAATGTTCCGCTTGCTGTTGGGGCAAATATGGATGGTGGCCCAAGTCAATTTTTTAACGGCTACATAGATGATTTTCGCATCACTAAGGGTTTGGCTCGATACACGGCTAACTTTACAGCGCCCACTGCGGCATTTGCAGATAAAGGATAAACATGAACATTGCTAAACTTATTGACGGACAACTTGTTGTTGCTGATTACAGAGAAATGTTCAAAGAAACATCATTCCCTGTCGGTGGCCCTAATGATGACTTCTTTACTGAGAACA